GATGGTCAAGAAGCAACTTCGTGGACTCAATCAGGTTTACCTGTATGACGCAATCGACGACCACAAGATGTCCAGCGCGTCCTGGACTCCCGAAATCTCACAGATCATCAAAGCCTATGGCAAGATCGAAGAGGCAAGACGGTTTCGACCGTCAGGTCCAACACCTGCCAGCGCAAAGTGGTGGGTTGACTTCGAGCGACCATCAAAACACACGGGGTTGCCATACAAGTTCTCGACCGACTGCCCCGACCGAACTACCGCCGAGTCCTATGCCAAGCAAGTCGGTGGTCGAGTTCGCAACCATTCGCAGGAAGATTCAGCCCAAGACGATGGACTTCTCAACCTCATCCTGTCAACGCCCAGGGAAATCGTCAGGTCAGTTGTCAATGCACTTCGAGCAGAGAAGTACATCGTCAGCCCACTCCCATCAAACATATCCGAGTGGAATCAATCCGCAATTGGAATGGTTGCACACAGAATTCAGGTGGCGAAATGAACGCCCAAGAATTCAAAGAATATAAAAACGAGTTGGGTCAGACTTTGCAAGACCTACAAACAAACCTGTGGCATTATCGAGATGTTAAAAACAGGGCATGGGCTGATTTCAGACGCAACAACAAATCACTTGAAGTCTTGTTGATGGCGAGGCTTGCTGATCTTGACGCAACACACGCAGAAATTGCTATGGTTGAAATGAAAATTGAAATGAGGAACTACAAGAATGGACTATGAGAATCCAATCAAACTTCGCCATGATCCTCTCATATGGCTCGAAGTCGAGCGAGATTTTAATCACGATCAACGCATTGTCGGAGGATGCAATCTTGCAATCAACGAAATCAAATCGCTTCGATCATCAATCAAGGAACTGCAAACCAACACCAAGCCGACCAAGGAAACATTGCTCGAATACATCGACGCATTTCGTCGCGCTGGCACATCAATACTTGTCACATCCAACCTCAATCACGAACAAATGATGATCGCTCGAAGCGAACTCAACAAACTGATCAAGAGGAAACTATGAACATCACCCTCGAACCATACGAAATAATCATGGGCGCAATGGTCGGCGTTCGTCGCCGTGTTTCATCCATCGCCAAGAAACTCGACCGTGGAAGCACACAAGGAGATCCTTGGGGCATCGATGTCGAAGGCGCACTTGCCGAAGTCGCAGTTGCCAAAGCCCTTGGAATCTATTTCTCAGGATCCGTTGACACTTACAAGTCGCCAGACCTCGCTGGCATTCAAGTCAGGTGGACTCCACTCGACCAAGGCAGATTGATCGTTCGAGATAATGACGACGACAACGAGAATTACATTCTTGTGACTGGCACCTGCCCCAACTACAAGATCAGCGGATGGATCGAAGGATTCAATGCCAAGGATTCGCAATATATTTCTGCGCCAAACGGTCGAAGCGCAGCCTATTTTGTTCCACAAGAAAACTTGAAACCAATGAGGATCTACACCAAATGAGCAAGCCACTTCTCGCAGATGGATTTGATAATGCGTTCATCGGATACACATTGATTCACCAGACTGGAAAAATGGTCGCAGTCTATGACTCCGAACTGTGCATTAAAATTCTCATGGATCGAGAAAAAATAATTGATGACTTCGAAGAAAAAACACTTGAAGATGCACAAGAGTATTTTGAATTTAATGTGCTGGGCGCATACATGGGCGAAGGCACACCACTGTTCCTGACCAAATGCTCGATTGAAGACTTCAACGAAATGGAACATGATTAAGAAAATTTGATCAATCCTCCCTATGTCTATTGCCGTAAAGAGAAACCGATCTCGAAGCAACATTTTCAAAATCAACGCGCAGGTGCTGGGCAAAGTCCCAAAAGCCCAGTCAGCGCAGATCGATTCTGAAGCGTTCTAAATTTGGATTGACGGTAGGACTCCCGAAGCAAAAGAACGCTCCACAGTCGATCCTGCTTGACAAGACTGCCAGCGAGAGCGATGAGAGCAGGAATAAAAAAAGCCCCACCGAGGGGCTTGGAATCATTGTGGCGCAGACACCACCCACAACCCCATATTTTTCTTTTTGAGTGTTCGCCCGTGGTGATCCGCCCACCGCTTCAACTCTGAAAATGATTCGGGGAATCGATCTCTAGGATGGAGGATACTTGATCGAACATCAACCCAATGCCCGATGCCCTCGTTCTCCAACCCCGCAAAGAATCCGAACTGCTTTCGAGCAGGAAGCCACAACGCATAGGTGATGATCTTTTTCATTTGAACTCCTTAAATAAATATCGCGCAAGTAAAACCCTTGCATTGTTTTCTTCCTTCCAGCCCATCGCTTGCCAGTCGCCCAGTTCGACGATGAAATCTGAAACACGATCCTGAACGGTGATGTCGATGCAGTTCACATCAGAAAAGAATTCTTCTGTGGACATTTGCTGTGAAAGAATTTGGTGAGCAAAGCCCATCCATCGTTCCTCGATCTGTCGTGAAAAATTGTTGCGTTGCTTTTTCATTTCGCCTCCTCAATGCGGACAATGTTCATTGCCCAAGGTTCAGGCGTGTAAAAAAGATTGCGACCATCGGCGAGAGTCCCGATGTAGTGATGATCGTTTGTCAGATTGTCGTCGCAGTTGATGTAGTCAGGCAAGCAGTCAATCAAATTGCCACCAAGAGAATCTGCTTTTGCAAACGCGCTGGTGACATCCTTGATGATCTGTGAGTCTGTTGGAATTTTATTTTTCATGTTGTCTCTTTCCCATGCTTGCTTTCGCAGTGGCATGATTTGTGATAGTTCGATGATCCGTCATTATTCTCTACGCGCACTTCTTCGTCCACAGAAATCTGTTGGTTGCATTCGTCGCATTCAAAGCCAGCGCACAACGCACAAGCGAATGCGCCGTCCAGAATCTCTCCCGTAGGAGAGTCTGACGGAATGCGATTGACGAACCGACCAGAACCAAATGCAGTCGAGAGACCGCAATGAACGCATGGATCAATTGTTTTCTTTGTCATTTGTAATTCCTTTCTTTTTTAGGATTGATAGAACACTGTCGAATCTTCAAGTTTTGCGATCACATCGCAGTTGGAATAATTTTCGATTTCGTCGGTGTCGCTGTTCTCGACCTCAACATACTCACAGCAGATGCCGACTACATCGAGTTCGATTTCTGAACCCTCGTCAGCAGGGACATCGCCCTCCGCCTCTGTGATGTAAGCGAAGATGGCGACGAGAGCCTCACGCGAGAATTGATCTGCTCTCGATGAGTTGCGGAATTCGTCCAAGAAAATTTGTTCGGTCACGGTGATTTTCATTTGATGCCTTTCTTTAAGTGTGTCGAAACTATCTGCGAAGTTGCAGACTCTGACCATCCCCCACAAGCAGGGATGAATCGAGTGCGAAACTTCAAGCACCACCACAGTCACGACAACTGCCATCGTCGTTGCGCCCCATCCCTCGCTTGTCCCCGCACGTGCAGAACTCAACCTCGTCGGAATTTGCTTTCGTCAACAGAATGCACTTTTGTCTGAACTGTTTGATTGCCAGCCGACCATCTTTAAGTGTTGCTTCTTGTGACAGCACCACCATCAAGCACTTGTTCAACAACCAATCAATTGTTTCAACTGACAACACATCGACAAGGTATTTCTCGTGAATCTTCCACGCAATACTTTCCTGCTTGAGTGCTTCACCAAGCGTACGCTCCCCCCACTTGCTGTTAGCGATTGGGGTGTGTCCCATGAATTCTTTATCCATAGCAATTCCTATCTGTCCCATTGGGACGTTGTGAAATGTGAAACTTCTGCGAAGTTGCAGACTCTTCTCCCCCTTGGCAGGGGAGTCGAGTGCGGAACCTCATGCAAAATTTGGAATGATGTTGAGATTAGAAAGGTCAATAGACGCTAGTGGGTTAAAATCGTGTCCTGATCCGCCCAAATTGCATACTTCTTCGTACTGTTCCGTTTTTACTAGAATCATTTTTGCGTCTGCTACATCCATGAATGTGCCATCCGATAAGACAATTAATGTCACATAATTTTGGTCTGTTTCTAATTGCAATTCTTCGCCGACAATCACATCGCAATTGTCATCAAAGATTTTTGGGAATTTCTCGATTGCATCCTGCCATGCAAGTGATCCAGTAGCGCAGTTGATTTCGATGATCTCGCAAGCGTTGATCACCAGTTCACGGAGTTTGCCAACCGACTTATCATTTAGCCAGACGCGATATTCGAGCATGCTTGGAACATAATCTGGTCGTTCTAAATTCTTGTAGATGAAGTTGATCATCGTCTTGCGTTCCGATTGAGTCACGATAAAAGTTTGCTTGGTCATTGGATGCCTTTCTTTGTTTCCTGAACATTTCTGCGGAGTGCAGACCGTCCTCGCCTTGGGAGGCGAGTGGGGTGCGAACTCATTGCTTGAAGACTGTCGAGTCCCCCAGTTCAGCGATGACTTTGCAGTGGGAGTACATCTCCATCTGCTCAACTTCTTCGTGACGAACCTCGACGTAATCGCAACACACTCCAACGATGTCGAGATCGTTCTGCACATCCTCATGCACGTCCTCGCACAGCGTGATGTGCTTGAAGATGGCAACAAGACCTTCTTGCGTGAAGTGTTCCGCTTGCTTGTATTCTCGCAACTGATTGACAAACAATTCTTCTGTGACTTTCATGAACATGATGAGTCCTTCTGTGCTGTTGCACGTTGTGAAATGAAACTCTGCGGAGTGCAGATGTGAGAAGTCTACAAGGTAATCGACTGTATGCAAGAGT